AGTAACAGACCATTTAACTGCTTTAGGTCCTGTTTTCTTTTTGGCTTCAGCTTTAGTTATTCTACCAGCCACTGCTTTTGGTCTACATGCAGGATAAGGTCTTTTCTTTTTCTCTTTACCAGAACGACCACACTTTTTGCCTGTCTTAACATCACGCCAATCTTCTTTAAACCATTTGGTTAGGCTCATGCGTAAGTGCCACCACGTTTCTTATAGGTTCTAACAAGCCAAGCATTTGCATACGCACTTGGATAGACCTTAAATTTCTTTTTTGCTTCTGCTTTTACTCTAGAATAAAGTGCAGCATTTTTTGGTTTAGAACCACTTTTCTTTTTTGCCATGTTATTTCTTTCCCATTAGTTTCATTGCCTGACCAACCCCTTTAATTCCAAACGAGCTACTTACAGCTATAAATAAAAGGTACTGATACCAATCAGGCAAAGTGTTAAGCACCTCAAAGCCTGTTCGTACATATTCTGTAAATGACGGAATAAAGACTAGTATTGCTGGTAAAAGAAGAACAACCAAAGCAAATTCGTCTTTCCACGAGTTGTCTGTAGCATCAGCCATAGACTTCTCCCATGCAACTTCTCCTGTTGCTACCTTTTCGGCTACAACTGCTTTAGCTCTAGCTTGTGCTACTTTAGCTTGACCATCAGCCTTCACTTTTTCTACCTTGCTATTCATCCAAGAACCTGCAAGATTAGCTATAGGACCTATTAACGCTGTGAGCATGTGCATCCCTTTTTAGTAAACCTACTGTCAATCCATACTTTACCGTAGTACAGAATAAATAACCACATAGTAAACAACGCACCCTCTAGGTACGATAAATCATTCCAAGCATCTAGCACCATATTTTCCATTAGATTCTCCCTTGAGATTTATGTAACATTCGTACATATCGTCTATAAAAACTGTTGCTTATCTTGTTTAATATTTTAAATATTTGAAAATTAATTTGTGCTAACATTTCCATCTCTTCCTAGCTTGCCTTAAACGACTGTTAGGATTCTTTGCCGCTTTAGGAAACTTTTTCATTTGCCCTGCACTTCTTGCACAATAGGACTTTCTACGTTTGGCAGCTTTGCTACCTTTCTTTACTTTACCTGTAACTGCTGTCTTGAGCTTTGATCCGGGATTATCCCTTCTGTACTTAGCTACACCTTTCTTAGTCATACCTGCACCCGACTTAGTTGGGCGTTTCTGACCACCACTTATGGTGTGACCTTTCATTGTACCTTTTTCGGACATTGTTACCTCATAGTTGTCAAGAGGGCAAGTTGCCCTGCCCTCCCGATTTTAATTGTTACGTACCAGTTGTTACACTAGCAGTCTGCTTTGGACCTGTTCCAATGTCACACATAATTGCTATGACTCTGAAACGACCTGCAGTAACGCCTGCACCCAATGCTTTAACTTGGATTGCGTCGGCAGCGATAACTGTGTTGATACCTGCAGCTTTTAAATTAAACTGGTATATAGCATCAGCATTGCCATCTACTCCGTCAGCAAACGCATCAATGTCAGTACTTAAACCAACATCGTAAGTTAAACCTGATCCACCTGCTTCAAGAACGTCGATACATCCACCGATAACCATTGTGTTATCAGGAACATCAATCATTTGTACGACGTCATTTGCAGAAAGGTTCTGGTCGGCTGCATCAAAGATTCTTGATTGAACCATGTAAGGTCTCGGCACATTGCCCGGATGTCCTACAGTTCCACCACCAGTAATGGTATGATTATAAGTAGTCATTAATTAATCCCCCTTACGCAAAATCTATGACGCCACGAACTATTGATTCTGGTCTTAAAACTTTTCGACCAAAAACGTGTAGTCCTCTAACGACATCAGAGAATGATTCAGTTGAACGTACCACTTCAGTCTTTGCGATGTGAGACGCTGTAGAAGTACTAGAGATATGTCCTGCCATGATAACGTTTTCAGAAGCGTCTGTAGCGACACCTGATAATGTTACTTGGTCAGTACCTGCTGTACTATTTAATGCAGTAGACTTGTAGCATCTGAATCCTGCAAGTGTACCCGGAGTTGCAAGTCCGTTTCTTAGGTTTGAAGACGCATCGCCAGTTACCTGTACTTCTGCCATCTTGTTACCTGCCTGAAACATCTTCTCGTAGAAGATTGGAGGAGCAACAAACCATCTGTTCTCTTCTGGTACAGACTGGTCATCAAGCACTCTAGCCATTAGTAGCATGAGGTTGATACCTGCATCATCAGCTTCCACGTTAATTGGAGCAGATGCTGTACCTAAAGCTGAATTAGTAGTTGTTAATCCACCTGATAAACTTGCATCGTCAGCACCTGCAATACCTGCACCGTCTGACATAGCCTGTAGTATGTTGGCATCGAATTTTCTCTTTAGAGCAAAAGCACCTGAAGAAGTTGCTAACGCTTCAAAGTTGACATGGGAATGTCTTTCTTCGATGTCATCGATTTTAAATGCAAAAGCATTTGCTTGGTCAACGGTCATTGTTACCTGATCGTCTGCCAAGTCTTGAGGGTTAACAACAGAACCTCTTGTGTACGCTGACACAGTAAGTGTTGGTTCTTTTATGATGTTAACAGTGTCGCCAAAGTTTTCAATTTCGCCAGTATAGTCGGTATTCGTAATATCTTCTGCAACCGAAGCTCTACGGAAGAACTTAAGAACTTTTTGACTAAAAATTGAGGGAGCAAAGTTACCTGACGGTAAGTTAGCATACCCTGCAGCTGTATCAAAAGCCATTTTCTTATCCTTCCTCTATTTGAGGTTAGTTATTGAGTTATTCGCCCTTCTGCTCGTGCTTGATCAATTTCTTTTTCAAATTTCTCAAATTCCCACGATTTCAGTCTGGCGATGTCTTCCATCTTCCAAATTTTCTTGTTGCTGTTAGAGTCTGAAATTTCACGAGCTTTTGGTGATTTTACAACCTCTGCAGCACTTTGTTTATTGGTCGAAGTAGTTTTTTTAGATGATATGCCTGCATCTATTTTGTACAAGTCTAATACTCGGCTTGCCCATTTTGCGTCTTTGTTGTTTTTGTATATACCGTTTGCTATAGAAGTTGGCTGTTCATCTAGCCACTCTAGAAACTTTTCATCTGTTTTAATATCCTGAAAGTCAGGATGAGCAGTTAAAAGCTCAGAGTATGCGTTCTGTACAACTAAGTCTTCTTCACGTTGCTGGAGAGAGTTAATCTTTTCTTTAAGATCACCTGTCTTTTGCTCTGCTTGCATTGAAGCAACACTTTCAACAACTTTGTACACATCGGGATACTTTTGTTTAAACTCCGTTATTTCTTCGGGAGTCGTTGGCATTTGCACTCCAGTATCCGTAACCTTATTAGCAGCTTCCAGAGCATCACGTTCTGATTTCCACTCGTCTAGTTTTTTGTCATAGTGACGTTTTAAGTCATCATAACGTTTCTTATAGGCATCGCTTTCACCTTCTTTTTCAGTAGTTGCAAAGCTTTCGTTTTTTGGCGTGGCTTCAGATTCTTCTTCAGGGGCCAATTCAATTTGCTGTTCTACTTCATCCTGATCATCTTTATCAACTTCCTCTCGGTATTTGTTTTTATAGAGACTTGGATTATTTATTACTCCAAAGGAGTCATTAGGTTTATTAGCTCTCGCACCTTTTACTTGTTTTGCCATTGTTATTACCTCATATATTGCAGTGCCACATGGCTGTGGGTAGCTGCTTCGGATGTCAGGGCCAGATATTACTGGGTAGCTGACTAATTCTTATCCCATAGTTGGACTATTAAGAAACGAACTAGTAGGATTCGATGTTCCTTTTGATCTAGATTTTATGCTAGACGGTCTAGGTTTTGGAGTTTTCATAAATTTTCTTTGTATTTTTTCAACCCATGTATTAGCTTTATCAGCTCTATTCCATTCTCCCCCACCTTTTTTAATTATATCTAAAAGACCTCCTTGTAGGGCATTTTGTATACTCCCTGAGTCCTTATATATTTTGTAAAATTTACCATATCGAACAGCTTTAGGATTTTCTGGTGTTCTTTTTATTTTTTTCTTATTTAAAACACCATCTGGTCTTAAACCTCCTAAATGATATGCTGAGTATAAAACAGCTTTGTCTTCTACAGGTATATTTTTAAATTCTGGAAATTGTTGTTCAAATTCTCTGATTCCTACGTCAAGAATGCCCTTTATATTAATTTCGTTAAGTTCTTCGTCAGTAAGATTTAGAGGATTTTGTTTAGTAAATTGTCTAGCAACATCTAATTTTTTCTGTGTGTAGGGAACAAGTTTGTTATACAAAGAACCTGAAAATTTGTATTTTAATAAATCTTTAGCAGAGTGTTGCCCTATATCAAATCCAAGTGCTACTGTTGTGCCACTACTATGATCGTTTCCTTTAGGTACGTAGCCTATTCTTGTATCCTGATTAGGTAAAGTTTCTAAGAGACTTAACAAACTAAATGTGCGACCCTTTTCTGAATTTTCGGGAAACTTAAGACCCATTTTTTTCATGGAATCAATTGGAGGGGTTTGTTTACTCGGTACAAGGTTAGAAGTTTTTAAATTAGTAGGTCTAGACTTAGGCATGTCGGACTTTTCTAATTCTTGTTTTTCTGTTTCTTTAGGGGATAGAAATCCTGCAACATTATCTTTTATACTTTGATATACTGCCCTACCTATATCTTGTATGAAACTACCTTCATCTGTTCCAAGCATACTTGATTTATCTTCTTTAAGAGTTTCGTCGTTTGTGACTACATCTCCGTCTGCCTTTGCAATAAATCCACCACGAGCAGCTTGACTTTGTGCTTCTTCTTGTCTTCGTTGAACTTCTTTTTGTCCACGTTTATTTATTTTTTGTAATTTGTCGTAACCTATCTCTTCAGCTACTACTCTAGGTACATATACTTCATTTCGAGATACAGCTAACTTTACGCTCTTCTCTACTGGTATTGTAGGATTTCCGTATTGAATGTCAACCCCTTTTTCACGTAAACTATTTATGGCTTCAGTAATCATAGTAACAATATCTTGTCTTCCTGCAAACTCGGCAGCAGGTGCATTAATTATAAAATCACCTTCTTCTGCCTCCATTGGAATATCATCAGCTACGGTCATTTCAGGATTAGCATTTTGTTGAGGTGCAATAAATCCTGCCCCTTGTATAATTTGAGATACGCCTTGTGGAGAAGCCACACCACCTTCTTGTTTACTAATTCTACCACCTAAAGCAGTTGCAAATCCCATATCACTAGAGCCTGCACTTTCTGTGCTACCACTATTATTATTATCACTATCGTTATTGTCTTGGAAATTAGAATATATGTTATCAGTCACACCGTAGGTCACATCACCTGCTTCATTATCTATTGGCATAGATGTATTACTAAAGTCTAAATCAAAATCGCCTTCACTGTATACATCTGAGTCTAATGTTTCGCTAAAATTGTAATTACCACTCAAACCACCTCCGTAAGTAACTCCAGATTCGACGATAGTTGGGTCATCAAAACTTTTAGTCTGTTCTGAATATATTTCTGTTAAATTAGGTGAGTAGGCAGTACTATAATCATCTATAGTTGGATAGTTGTAATTAAAATTTGTATCTTGATCTATGTAATCTTGTGTTCCTGCTAGTGCAGTTAAAGTATAATCGTCAGTCTTGATACTGCCATCTTCCATTTTACTTAATAAATTTACAGAATCAGGAACTGTATTGGAACTTACAATGTTACCTCTAAGACCACTGTACACAATTCCGTTATTAGTAGTAACAGGGTTGCCCTTACTATCCGTAACTAAACTTGCTCTTCCCGTTGTAAATTGATATGTACCATCATCAGTTAAAAAAACTCCTGTTGTTTGTCCAAACCTTCCTGCTCCTAAATTAACTTCGCCTGTTTGATCGTTATACTCTCCTCTATTTGCAAGAGGATTGACCTGAACTTTAGGTCTTCCTATTTCTTTTTGTCCTTCTTCAGCACGAGGACTAGTTCTATATAGTCTGTCAGCATAACTTGTTACTGTAGGTGTTGTAGGTTTAATAGCTTCAGCAGCTACTGCAGTGGCATCTGCAAAAACTGACCCATTATATGCTAGTGGTCCTACTATGTTTTGATTGGTAGAAACTGTTCCACCTAATCCCGGACTAGCAGTTATAGTAACAGGATTGCCTGTTCCTAAGTCAATTGCTTGTATTGCTGCAAATCCTGAAAATCCTTCGACTGCGTATCGAGCATCAGACTCTTGTCTCGCTAAAAGTGTATCTGCCACTGTACCCATAGCAGCACCCATACCTGACATCGGAGTCATAACTGTTGCTGAATCTAAAATTGCACCTACCATAGGTACAGACCTAGCAACATTTTCCCCTGTTACAGGGTCAAGTCTAACTTGAACTGGAGTTTTTAATTGAGTAAAAACTTTCATAATATTATCGCCTGTTCTCTGTAAGAAATTGCGATCTTCATCTAGTTGATTTTCTACAATAGTATCTCTACGTGGATAATCTGTATTGGGTATGTAATTAGTGTCGTCTCCAAAAAGTTGCTTAGTTGTTACTACACTGTCAGAGGGTAGGTTGTCCTCTTCTGGAAAATAACCCTCGCTGTATACATCAGTTGTTGGCGTTTCACTAAAAGTGTAACTGCCACCCGGACCAGTGTAGGTAACTCCTTCTTCATCAAAAGTTTCTTTTACTGCAGTTGAAGTGCCTGTATACTCATTAACTTGTTGATCAGGATCATAAAATGTTATGTTTCCATCCCCTGAAACTCTAGCAGGATATTTTCTGTTACTTAACAATTCACTTACTTGGCTGCCAACTGAATTATCTTTAGTCTCTATTTTTCCTGAATACACAGTTTTACCATTTACAAGATTAATAACTTTTTCTGTGCCATTATCAAGTCTTATAATTTTTGCAGGTGTATTCTTATTAGATAACTCGTCAACTATCTTTTCAGCTTCAGATTTTTTCTTTTGCCCAAACAAAGATATTGAGTCTTTTTCTTTAGGAATAGCATTTTTACTTATTGCCATTGTTATCCTTATTGTATTGGTTGTTCAGGAACAGGAGCATTTCCAGTAAAGCCGCCTTCCCCTGCAATTGGCGTAGCTCCGACTCCGATTGTGCCACCGTCAGTGCCTTGAACACTACCGTCTGCTGGTGTTTGAGGTACTCCTCCAGAGCCGCCCATGCTTGGGGGTTGCTGAGGAGTGGCTTCAGCCTGTTGTAATTCATTTAGACCTCTCAATATTTCTGCAAACATTTTTGCTTGGTTTTCATCATTAACAAGACTGTCAGGGTCAATGTCTTGAGATATGGCAAGTTCTCTTATAAGATTAGGTATCTTAACAAAAGGAGCAAGCATAGGGTTAGACACTGTCTGTAGCAATGCTGTTAATCTCTGACTTCGTATTTCTTTTTGCATAACAGAAGCTGTACCTCTCGGTTTAATTTGTAGATCACCAATGATATCGGGTGATCTTTCATTAAACTGCATATTCCATTGAAAGTATGCTTCCCCCAATGGCTTAAGTAAGTAGTCATCTATATTTTTTATTACTGTTTTCATAGATAGATTAGCTCCACCCATAAGCATAGATAAACCTGCAGCAGTACGCCCTGTACCACTAACACCTGTTTGTCCGTGCATAATAGATGGTATACCTGTTTCTTCATCGGCTAGTTGTCTAGATATTTGATACATCTGTATGTTTTCAGGAGCAGTGTTAGGAAACTTAAGACCATTGATTGCAGTTCCTGTTACACCAGACTGCCTACGAAATATCTTTCCGGGAAAGATGTCCATGTTTTGTCCGGGAACTAAACTAGCTTCATCTACGTCAAAAACTAAATTACCTGCAAGTGCTAAGTTATCAATAGCCATTCTCATATGACCATTCATAAGAAGTTGAGCATCTTCCATGTTTTCAGGAACACCGACACCAAACATTTGATAAGGGTTTATCTCATATGGAAAAACGTGAAAAGGTATTCTAGCAGGAGTAAATGGATTAAGAACAAATCTAATGACTTCTCCTCCACACACCCACACATTAACTTGTAGTTGTTGCATGTCAGACATATCAGCAGTTACTTCTCCACCTGCTTCGTCTACAAATGCTTTGTCCATAACTCCCCAGTACTCTAACACTTCATATCTATTTGTATTATAGTTTGGCTCAGTTTCATCATCACGAATAGTATCCTCATAATACTTGTCTTGATAATTAGCACCTTTAGCAATAACTTCTTCAATAGCTTCCACATTAAAATATGGATAAGTGGACAAATTACGCAATTGTTGTTTTGTCATACGATGTCTTTGTATAACATATTCAGCATCATCTATATTTGTAGCAGAAGGATCAGGAAAAAAATCCCAACACGATACAGATTGTATTTCTGGGCATACCATATCATAAGGATCATAGAACTTTTGTCCTTGTTCATCCTTAGACCACCTATGGATTCTTTTATTTTTCATCATAGGACCTTTGATAATACCTGTGCCTAATAGTATTTGTTCAAAGATAGCTGTACGTAAGACATTTACTGCATTAGTATCAAGCAATTGATCTTGGATTTCTTTTTCCATATTTAATGCTGCTTCTTGTGCAGGACTAATCTGTGGCTCTCCTAACTTAGAAGGTCCTTCGCTAAGAGGAACGTTCTGATATTTTTCTTGTAATCCACCTAAAAAATCTAATGCACCTGCTTCAACTTGTCTTCCATCTCCGGGAAACCCATAAGGATCAGATTCTTGTTCCATCTCATCTAGGGGAGTTGTAAGATGAGCAAACTCAGCTATACCTTCGGGTACAGGAGTAGACTCAACATTGATAGGAAACTTTTGATTAGCAAACAGTATATCTGTTATTTGCCCAAAAGAAGCAAGAACCTTTGTTTTTGTTATTCGTACAAATACTTGAGATTTTTCTGAAGAACGATATTGAGTGCTTGTGTCGTAAATACCTCTAAAATTTTTGTAGGATGATAACCACCTTTGTTCGTGAGTGTATCTCCCGTTCTCAGCACTTTCAAATTTACTACGCACATATCCAGCTATTCCCGGAAGGTTCTCTTCTGGGTTCTGTATTTCAGCTACCGTTTCATCAGGCGGCTGGAGAAAGTTGTCAGCCATATTAACTCCTAGCCAAAATAATTTTTATCGTCAGCCATTTTGAACAGAGATGCTTCTACTGTTGGTTTAGACTGTTTCTTTGGCATGTCAGATTGCAACTCATAATTACCTATCGTTGTGTCAAAGTCTTTACCTTCACGAGTTAATTGATTTGATCCCATTGGATCATCAACTGAAGTTTTATCAGAGTTCATTATATATGAAGCACCGTAGTTATAGTTATTATCGGGCATAGTTAGCTCCCCCTTGTTGTTGTTGTAAGATTTTCATTTGGTCTTCTAAAGACAGACCACTCTTTCTTTCAGCTTCGCTTCTGAAATCCTGTGTTAAATTTTTCATATTCATTTGTTCTTGTAATTGTCTTTCATCATCGGCTACAGCTTGTAGTTGTGGATTTTGTATTGGTCGCATCATTTCTTCTTGACTTGCAGCAGGCTCAACATCTTTAGTGTAATCAGAACCTTCTCCTGCATTTTTTGTAAGAAAGGAAGATGCTAAAAAGTCTCCTGCTAATTCTATTCCGGGATCAACTATACGTGCTGCAGTTTCTACTCCTGAAGCTATCTCTCTACCTGTAAAATCAGAATCTGTTAGTTTTGATATACCCTCGCCAGTGGCAATCATCCCTTTTCTAAACAATGTTCCTAGATCATTTGATTTTTCCATCTCTGCAATTTTATTCTTTTGCATTGTTTCAGCAAACAAATCAGGAGCAATAACACTGCCTATTGCTGCAGTAGCACCTATACCAACAGGACCTATACCAACAGACTTTACGCCACTACCAAAAACTCTAATACCTTTTGCTTTCATTTCTCTTAGTTTTTGTTTAGCATCTTCTATCTTTTCTTTTCTCAGAGCTATAGTTTCTTTTTTCTTTTGTTCAATTTTTGCTGCTCTGTTTTTTTGTCTTAGTTCGGTCTTTACATTTTCAGCTTCTATTCTTTCAGGCTCTAAATCTACATCTGTCTGGATATTTTCTTTTTCTAATTCTAGTAATTCTTTCCAATCAACTTGTTGTTGTTTTCCAAGTTTTGCAATGTTTGCTTGTGATTGAGCTTTTGATTCTTTAAGACTTAAAGCAGCTTGCTCTTTGTCAACAGGTGTCATTACATTGTTTTCTTTAGATGCAAGAAAACCTTTATCTTTTTGTCCTTTTTGTATAATAGGGTATTTAACTGATCCCTCTTCAATTAAAGTTGGAACAGAGTAACCTACTTTTGCTGGTAATTCATTTAAACTTTTTAAACCTAATACTTCAGCATATCCACTATGCAGTACATTAAGAGCTGCTTTACTTTTGGACTCTCCTGCTATATCCACAGGTGTTAAATAATGTTTGTCTGATATATCAGCCATTGAGTTAGCAAAGCCATCAAAGGTTGTATGCCCTAACAAAGCTTTGGCTGCGTCTTTTTGTTTTAACTCAGAAGCCAATATAGAAGGTATTATTTTTTGAAGGTCTTTTAAACCTTTTATATCTCTTCCTAATACACTTCTTTCACTTTTAAAAAGATCAGTTAATCCTCCCTTTTTTTGTATTTCTGCTCGTGCTAAGTCTACTAAATTAGATTCTGATCCCTTAGGTGGATTAAATAAAAATTTAGCATTTGGGTCTTTGGCTAGAGTTCTGTCTCTTTCAGTTTTTAACCATTCTCTAAGCCACTCAGGAACATCTACAGAGTTTCTATTCTTTGTGACTCTAAAACCA